AAATTTGGTGTTCAAACAAATTATACTTATGGTGGACAAAGACGAAGATATAACGCTGGGCGTTATGTTGCCAACAAGTACAAATCTAATAGAGCTTACACAAGACGTGTTAATGTAAGGCGAAATATTAAGTCTGGAGAGACTACTTTTAAATTAATGGACACTACCAACATTTTTCCTTCCACTACCTCTGGTAATTGTTATGCTTATCACAATAGTAACAATTATGCAAATTTGTCTACGCAGATTGCTGCTTGTACTCAATGGGCAACTATTGCTGCTAATTGGTCTCTATTTAGACTTAATGGTATTTCAATAAAGGTTGCAAGGGTTTTTAATGAAAATATTGGTGCTATGGGTAGTACTACATTACCATCTCCTCCATTATATGTTAATTATTTTCCTTCTGTTTCTTCCACTTCTTATTCAGGTGAAATTGTTATGTCAACTGAAAGTGCTTTAAGGGTTGATCCTTACGTTTCAGGTTTTCAGAAAAAATATATTTCTATTCCTAAAAATTTTAGTAATTTAACTAATGGAATTGGTCTTGGTACTTGGAATCCTGTAATTTCTATTGCTAATTTACAGGGTCAGTTATCTGTTGGTGGTGAATTATATTCGGGTACTCCTACGACTACTTATCCTAGTTTTGAAATGATTATTACTTACTATGTTTCGGTATGTAATGATAAAGCTTAGCTAATTAAATTATAGAATCGAAGATTATTTCATTTAACTTAATATTTATAGAATAATATATTAATACTAAGCTTAAGTAATATCTATTTATTTAATTTCATATTAAATGGACAAATATGATGACACTGATATTCTCGATGATACTAAAGATGAGTTACTTCTTCCTAGAATGTATGATAGATTTCCTGGGTATTTTTCTAAAATTCTTAACTCTGGGGATAACATCTTAGCTATATCTAGGGTATATTCTATTATTGCTTATGCATTTATCGATGATAATATATATGGTATATGGGATCCTGTTATTGGTTATGATTATGCTAATAATTTACCTATTAATGATGTGTACAAGACTGACGCTAAGTGGCTTAGTTATGGTAGTAAGTTTGCATTTTGTCGTTTATTTGGTGTTAAAGTTGAAGGTGGTTCTGTTTGCACTGATACTCCTTTTACTGGAACTACTATTACTTCAAGAAATATATTTCCTCCTGTTGATTTTGCTCTAATGTATTTACCAGGAACTCCTCCTCTTGCTTTATCGGCAAATGAATTTGCTAATGCTGATACTAATTTTAAGATTTGGGGAAATGGTGATGTTACTTCTAAAGTATACGTTTTTCCTCAAACTACGTATTGTGGTAAATATCGAAGTACTACAACTAATTTTGGTACAGGTTATTTTCTTTATGTAGGTGGTCATTTTATTTTTCCTACTTTAGATATAATTGCTTATGGTGGCGAAGCTTTTCAAATAACTGTTACTGTATATTTAGAACTTAAGGATTATATAGGATTTCAACAGCTTCCTTAAGGAGTTGCTCCTGCAACGACGCCATTTTATGGTGGGGTTTGGGTAATCGGATACCGTAAATAATTATATTATATACCACCATAAATTTATATATTTATTATTTATATTATTATTTAATCCAATATGGCTGCCAGCTCCAAGGGGTTCCATTAATATTACTGGAACCCCTTGGAGCATAGAGCGGAGGCTCGGAGCATATATAAAAATAATATATTATTTTTATTAATATTTCGCCAGAATTCATCCGATGACGTCATAATTATATTATGACGTCAGAGGGGCGAGCATATAATGCTCGATTTTTATTATTTTAATTTCATTTTAAATGATTGATCTTGATTTAGTTGAAGAACCACAAAAAAAGAATAATTCTAGAAAAAACGGTAATTTTCGTCTTCAAGGTAAAAATCTTTTTTTGACTTATCCTCGATGCGAACTTGAACGAAAGGATCTTGCTGATCTTTTAATGTCTAAGGTCGCAGTTGATTACATGATAGTCTGTAGAGAGTTGCACGAAGACGGATTTCCTCATCTTCACGCCTTGTTAACATTAAAGAAGAAGCTAAACACTACTTCAAATGTTTATTTTGATGTTGCTGGTTATCATGGTAATTATCAAGTTGCTAGAGCTACTGATGATGTTCGTGAGTATATTATGAAGTATGATCAACATCCCTTTGAATATGGTTTATACACTGGTAATAACCAATCTCGTGTTCAGAAACGCGCTGCTGAAAATAAGACTATTTTATCAAAGCCTCTTAACGAGCTTATAGATGAAGGTATTGTTCATATTTCACAGTATAAGCAGTATAAGGAAGCTATTAATAGTTATAGACTTGATTCTATCAAGGTTCCTGATTATATTCCAAAGGAATGCATTTGGATTTATGGTAAGACTGGTATAGGTAAATCTAGATATATTCGTGATAATTTTCCTGATGCTTGTTTTTTCAAAGCTCAGAACAAATGGTGGGATGGATATACTGGTCAATCTGTTATTCTTATTGACGATTTTGATAAGGCCGGTCAAGGACTTGGCCATTTACTGAAGATATGGGCCGATTGTTATTCTTTTAATGCTGAGATTAAGGGTGGTACTATCCGACCTGTTTATTCAAAAATGTTTATTACTTCTCAGTATTTACCTAGAGATATTTGGTGTCCTGGTGATAATGAAAAAGATTGGGATCAAGAAATGCGTGAAGCTATTGAACGTAGATTTAAAGTTGTTACTGTTGTTAACGGAGTTTTAGAAGAATATTATAATTAATTATTTAAGAATATAATTAATTTAATTTCATTTAAAATGATGAACAGATCAAAATTTGGTGTTCAAACAAATTATACTTATGGTGGACAAAGACGAAGATATAACGCTGGGCGTTATGTTGCCAACAAGTACAAATCTAATAGAGCTTACACAAGACGTGTTAATGTAAGGCGAAATATTAAGTCTGGAGAGACTACTTTTAAATTAATGGACACTACCAACATTTTTCCTTCCACTACCTCTGGTAATTGTTATGCTTATCACAATAGTAACAATTATGCAAATTTGTCTACGCAGATTGCTGCTTGTACTCAATGGGCAACTATTGCTGCTAATTGGTCTCTATTTAGACTTAATGGTATTTCAATAAAGGTTGCAAGGGTTTTTAATGAAAATATTGGTGCTATGGGTAGTACTACATTACCATCTCCTCCATTATATGTTAATTATTTTCCTTCTGTTTCTTCCACTTCTTATTCAGGTGAAATTGTTATGTCAACTGAAAGTGCTTTAAGGGTTGATCCTTACGTTTCAGGTTTTCAGAAAAAATATATTTCTATTCCTAAAAATTTTAGTAATTTAACTAATGGAATTGGTCTTGGTACTTGGAATCCTGTAATTTCTATTGCTAATTTACAGGGTCAGTTATCTATTGGTGGTGAATTATATTCGGGTACTCCTACGACTACTTATCCTAGTTTTGAAATGATTATTACTTACTATGTATCGGTATGTAATGATAAAGCTTAGCTAATTAAATTATAGAATCGAAGATTATTTCATTTAACTTAATATTTATAGAATAATATATTAATACTAAGCTTAAGTAATATCTATTTATTTAATTTCATATTAAATGGACAAATATGATGACACTGATATTCTCGATGATACTAAAGATGAGTTACTTCTTCCTAGAATGTATGATAGATTTCCTGGGTATTTTTCTAAAATTCTTAACTCTGGGGATAACATCTTAGCTATATCTAGGGTATATTCTATTATTGCTTATGCATTTATCGATGATAATATATATGGTATATGGGATCCTGTTATTGGTTATGATTATGCTAATAATTTACCTATTAATGATGTGTACAAGACTGACGCTAAGTGGCTTAGTTATGGTAGTAAGTTTGCATTTTGTCGTTTATTTGGTGTTAAAGTTGAAGGTGGTTCTGTTTGCACTGATACTCCTTTTACTGGAACTACTATTACTTCAAGAAATATATTTCCTCCTGTTGATTTTGCTTTAATGTATTATCCGGGTACTCCTCCTCTTAGTATTTCAGCAAATGATTTTGCAAATTCAGATACTAATTTTAAAATGTGGGGAAATGGTGATGTTACTTCTAAAGTATATGTTTTTCCTCAAACTACGTTTTGTGGTAAATATCGAAGTACTACTACTAATTTTGGTACAGGTTATTTTCTCTATGTAGGTGGTCACTTTATTTTTCCTACTTTAGATATAATTGCCTATGGTGGCGAAGCTTTTCAATTAACTGTTACTGTATATTTAGAACTTAAAGATTATTTAGGATTTCAGCAGCTTCCTTAAGGAGTTGCTCCTGCAACGACGCCATTTTATGGTGGGGTTTGGGTAATCGGGTACCGTAAATAATTATATTATATACCACCATAAATTTTATATATTTTTATTATTTATATTATTATTTAATCCAATATGGCTGCCTGTCACGTCGATGCCCTAAGTATTATAGGGCATCGGCGTGACAATTAATTATATTAATTGTTATATATATTTCGCCAGTATTTATCCGATGACGTCATTGCGGTAGCATGACGTCAGAGGGTGCACTTTATAAAGTGCCGATTTTATTTATTTTAATTTCATTTAAAATGTTTGATTCAAAAAAGGTTGAAAAAAAGAATAATTCTAGAATTTCTGATTTAAGAGGTAGAAATTGGTTATGCACTTTGAACAATCCTGGAGAGCTTACGCTTGAGTCTGTTCATGCTTTATCTAAGGCAACTTACACTGTTGGTCAGTTGGAACGTGGTCAGAATGGCACACTCCATTTTCAGTTTTATCAAAACTTTAAACAGGCTATTAGAGTATCTCATTATAAATCTGTTTTGCCTACTGTACATGCCGAAGTTGTTCATGTTGATAATGGTGCTGCTAAGTACTGTATGAAGGAAGATACCAGAGTTGAAGGTCCATGGGAGTATGGTACTAAGCCTCTTCAGAGGAACTCAAAGGCTGACTGGGAGGAGGTTTACACTAACGCTAAGAGAGGTAGACTAGAGGATATTCCTGCTGATGTTCGAGTCAGATGTTACTCTCAATTAAAGAAGATTGAAAAGGATCATTTGGTTGTTAAAGACTCTGATCATCTTAGAGGTGTATGGATTTATGGTCCTTCTGGAGTTGGTAAGAGTAGATCTGCTCGTAGAGACTATCCTGATGCTTATCCTAAGCTTTGCAACAAGTGGTGGGATGGCTATCAAGGCCAAAAGAATGTCATCATGGATGACATAGGTCTTGACCACAAGGTCTTAGGTCAGCAGCTTAAGATATGGTCTGACCGCTATGGCTGTATCTTAGAGAACAAAGGTGGTGCTATGACTTCATTATATGAGAATTTTGTAGTTACTTCTCAGTACTCGATAGAGGAGATTTGGGCTGGTGATCAACCTACTATTGATGCTTTAAGGCGTAGATTTAAGGTGATTCACATTCCTTGGAATCTTCATAATCCTAAGGATAATGTTGATCCAAATCCATTTGTGCTTGATGATTTTGTCGAGGACAATCTTGTCTTAGAGAAGAAGCTTGAGCTTTCTCTTGTAGAGCATGAACCTTAAATAATTAATTATTAATTATCAAACATTTAATAAAATATTTATTTTAATTTCATTTAAAATGATGCGTATTAGAAAAAATAAAAATTTTGTAAGGAAAGGTATGAAACGATATGTCTTTCGTAAGAGGCGTCTTGGTGCTTCCAAGTATTCTCTTACTAATGATGTGACATATGTTAAGTGCGAAGATTATGGTGTCTTGTGGCAGGCTGGCACTTCTACTACTACTAAGTGGGGTGATTCTGGGTTTAACTATTATAGCCTTGCTGCTATTTTAGCTAATTGTCCGTCTTTTGTTAATAATGTTCCTGTGTACGGTAGGTATAAGATCACTGGTCTTAGTGTACGGCTTTCGTCGTCTGCTGATACTGGTTATCTTAATACTAGGTATGTTGCTATTAATGGGTATCCTTCTCAGTGTGTTGCTTTCTATCCTAATTTAACAGCTGTTGATGCAGGTAATGGTCCTCTATTTAATGATAGAAGATTTATTGCTGACCATTCTAGTCATCAACCTGCTTACAAGTATTGGAAGTTTCCTGATAACTTCTTTATCTCAAGTGGTCGTGGTCTTGGTGTTTGGTCTCAGACTACTGGTTATGAGGCTCAGACTGGTCAGTTGTCGGTTTATCCTACTTCACCGGTTGCTATTACTGCTGATACTGGTCTTTTTAATTATTGCATCACTGTTTATGTTACGTTCTCTGATAAGAACGTATAAGGAGTCGGTTTACCGACGACGCCAACTAGTGTTGGGGTCCGGGTAATCGGATTAAGGGAATAAATAGTTAATTATATCAATGAACTTTTATTAATATTTTTATAATATATATATTTTTACCCCAGAAGAATAATTTTAAAATTTATTGTGCTGGGGTAAAATTTTAATAGTTATTTATTTATTTAGATATTTATTTAATGCATTTATTTAATTATTTATTGAAAAATAATAAAATGATTTTATATATAAAAAACCAATATGGCTGCCTGTAACGCCGATGCCTCAGTATTACTTAGGCATCGGCGTTACAAATAAATATATAATTTTTTATTATTTATTGAAATTTAAATTTAAAATTTTTATTATTTAAGTTAACGAACATTTTAATTTCAATTAAAATGTTCAAGACAAAAAACGTAGTGGCTGCGAAAAAGGACTCGCCAGCGAGGAGCTGGCTCTGTACGCTGAACAATCCGGGGGATTGTTCGCTGGCGAAGATTCATGAGCTGACTGGAGCTGTTTTTACGGTAGGGCAGCTGGAAAAGGGAGAGAATGGGACTCTGCACTTGCAGTTCTTTCAGAACTTTAAGGGGCCGGTGAGGCTCTCGCACTATAAGAAGGTGCTGCCGGCGGCTCACTGTGAGGCCGCCATAGGCGACAAGGCTCGGGAGTATTGTATGAAGGAGGATACTCGCGTAGAAGGGCCTTGGGAGTTCGGCGTTAAGCCGGTTCAGAGGAACTCTAAGGCTGACTGGGAGGAGGTCTACTTGAAGGCTAAGAGAGGCCGGATCGAGGAGATCCCGGCCGACATAAGGGTCAGGTGCTATTCGCAGCTTAAGCGAATAGAGAAGGACCATCTGGAGGTGAAGGATGCCGAGGATCTCCGAGGCGTTTGGATCTATGGCCCCTCTGGGGTTGGTAAGAGCTGGACTGCTCGGCAGAAGTTTCCTGGTGCGTACCCGAAGTTGTGCAACAAGTGGTGGGATGGCTACCAGGGGCAAGCCAATGTCATCATGGATGACATTGGGCTGGATCACAAGTGCTTGGGTCAGCAGCTGAAGATTTGGGCTGACCGCTATGGCTGTATCTTGGAGACTAAGGGCGGAGCGCTTGGCTCCGCGTACAAGAACTTTGTGGTGACTTCGCAGTACTCGATAGAGGAGATCTGGGCTGGTGATGAGAAGACTATTGAGGCTTTGAGGAGAAGGTTCAAGGTAACTCATATACCTTGGAAAATCTTTTCTGGTCCAAAGGCTGCGGATCCGGTTTTAGCGGAGGCTGCCAAGGATGATCCGTTCGTCATCGATAGCTTTGCTATCGATAGAGAACCTCTTGATGATCTTAGATCAAGGACTAGTACGGACACTGAGTACTTGGCTCTCTTAGAACCTTAAATAATTAATTAAAATAATTTCAATTAAAATGATGCGTATTAGAAAATATAAAAATTCCGTAAGGAAAGGTATGAAACGATATGTCTTTCGTAAGAGGCGTCTTGGTGGTTCCAAGTATTCTCTTACTAATGATGTGACACATGTTAAGTGCGAAGATTATGGTGTCTTGTTTCAGACTGGCACTTCTACTACTACTAAGTGGGGTGATTCTGGGTTTAACTATTATAGCCTTGCTGCTATTTTAGCTAATGCTCCGTCTTTTACTAATAATGTTCCTGTGTACGCTAGGTATAAGATCACTGGTCTTAGTGTACGGCTTGCGTCGTCTGCTGATACTGGTTATCTTAATACTAGGTTTACTGCTATTAATGGGTTTCCTTGTCAGTGTGTTGCTTTCTATCCTAATTTAACAGGTGTTGACGCAGGTAATGGTCCTCTATTTAATGATAGAAGACTTATTGCTGACAATTCTAGTCTTAAACCTGCTTTCAAGTATTGGAAGTTTCCTGATAACTTCTTTATCTCAAGTGGTCGTGGTCTTGGTGTTTGGTCTCAGACTACTGGTTATGAGTCTCAGACTGGTCAGTTGTCGGTTTATCCTACTTCACCGGTTGCTATTTCTGCTGATACTGGTCTTTTTAACTATTGCATCACTGTTTATGTTACGTTCTCTGATAAGAACATATAAGGAGTCGGTTTACCGACGACGCCAACTAGTGTTGGGGTCCGGGTAATCGGATTAAGGGAATAAATAGTTAATTATATCAATGAACTTTTATTAATATTTTTATAATATATATATTT